GCGCGACGTGAGCGTGGCCGTCATGGAAGAACCTGGCAGTCAAATACTCACGCGGGTTGAACTCGACGTTGGCTTCATCGACGATATCGCCGAACATGTCGGCGTATTGCTTCTCGTCGTGAACGTCGAGACCCTCCAGGGCGCCCTCGACCGCATGCAGGGCTGCTCCCGTACTGATCCATTCACCCGTGTGCGGGTCACGGACCTGCGACGGATCGAACTTGCCGCGTAGGCCCTTACGGTCCCGGCGGACAGCCGACTCCACAAACCCAGCACGCAAAGACGCCCACACCCGCTGCGGCACCCACTTACCAACCGAAGCACCCACCGACGCCGCAGCCACGAGCCGCGGGGCCTTGTTCTCAAACCCGCGCCACTCCTCGTGGGCCGCATACAGCTCGACCGCCTGAAACGCATCGAACATCGGATGCTCGTGGTGGCTAGGGAAATCCACTCGCCAGCTGTCGTCTGGAGGGCCGAAGCTCAAAGCCCCCGAGCCATAGTTCGGGTCGTCGAGTGACGGGACAGGGCCCTCGCGGTACACATACATCCGGCCGGCGTTGGTGTCGATCTCCAAGTCGTCCACTTCGGGGAGGTCTTCATCGTCGGCGAGTGTGCCGTCATCGCCGAGCCCGAAATCGTTCGATTCGTCGAAGCCCTCCCACACCACGTCGATCGCCCTGCGCAGCCGCGTCCACGACTCGGCGTCGAAAGCTGGCTCAACCACCGACCCGTCAGCGGCAGTCAGACGCAAGCCAATCTTGTGGTCATCCGTCGGATAGACGTCCACAAGGCCGGACTTGGCCTCGACACGCGACGCGCCCGTGGCACGCTGCACCGTCTCCGCGAGAGCTTTCGCCTCAGACCGGGACAGTTGCAGCTTGTCGTCGCTGGAACGCAGCTCCAACACAATGTTGCCGGTGCCGTCATGGGACACCTGCGCGAACCCTGTCGCCGGGTCGTCGGGCCCGCCGGTGAAGGTGTGGACCGAGTTGGCGACCATCTCGGGGACGTCGCCCTCGCGCGGATAGCCGTCCTCATCTGGGTTCCAGTCCGCCGCCCCCTCCAGCAGGTCGCCGAGCTCCCAACCTTGGTCCCGGCCCAACCCGCCCGACTTGTTTGTTCCGCCGGTGCGGTTGGCCAGGTCCAGGTGGATGCCATCGCGGCCGACCGACGTGGACACCGTCCCGTCGCCGAACAAGTGCTCCTTCGCGAACGCGGCGACACCACCGAACGCGGTCCACTTCCCGTCGGGGTCGCGGACCTGGCTGGGGTCGAACCGGTTGAGCCGCACACGATGCGCCAACACACGCGCAGCGAGCACCGGTACGACGGCACGTCCGCGTAGCCGCGCAGAGCGGCTGGCATGGTTGGACACAGGGTGACCTGCGAGCCGCCGCATCGCGGCAGTGACGGCCGCAACATCCAGGCCGTCGAAGTCGCTGGCGTCATCGTCGTCCCAACTGGGATCAGCAGTCGAAGGCGAGTTGCTGACCGACACGAACGTTCTGCCCTCGGCACCAATGTCGCCAGCTGGGTCATGGAAGGCCGCGACCTTGTAGCCGTCCACGGTCACGACGCCGACACGGACCGGGCCTTCCTCCCACGACATGTCCGCCTTGCCGTTCAACGGGCCAAGCTTCGCTGCGAAGGAGTCCATCGCATCAGCGACAGCGACCGTCGTGGCTGGCGTGAGAACCAGGTTTGTTTCATTCCACGGGTGGCCGCTGTTCCAGTTCGGCCTGTAATCGCCGGTGTTGTCGCTGATCGCGACGACGCGGCCGCCTGCCACGCCGCCGATCTCACCGTCGTGATCCGTGAACGCAGCCAGGTAGTAGCGGTTGCTGCCCCGGCCCACCTTGACGGTGTCGAGAAGCTCGAATGCGGGCGCGGAATCGGTCTCGTCGCCCTCATCAATGTTCAGGTCGAGGTTCGGAATGTTGGGCACGTCAGCGAACTGGCCGTCGGGATCGCGCACATAGTCCCGGTTGGACACTCGCCCCGCAGTGGAGCCTCTGGCCCGCTTACGCTTCCCACCGTGATGCCCCGGCCACACCCCGGTTGCCTCGTGATGCAGGTTGGCGCACGCACCATCCACCATGTGCCCAGGCACACCATGCGCACGCAAATCCTCGGTGCACTTCGTAAACGCCCCCGGAGCCGCCCACACCTCATGGGAGAGCCAATACTTGCGCAACTGCGGCGGCATACGGGAGATGTCAAAGACCGGCTCGACGACACCCGCCACCAACGCTTCAAGCCTCGCCTGCACGTGACGCGACGCGCGCGCCAACGCAAACAGGCCCGGCGACGTGACAGGCACCAGCGGAATGTCTGTCACCTGCCAGCCGAACGCAACCCGCAGCCGATCGAAGGTGATCGGCCCGACCCGGTCGGTCAGCTCCTCCACCCGCCCGGCATCGTCGGTATATTGCAAAGTCACATGGGGCAGCCAGGGCGAATGCTGCTCCGGTAGAACAAAGCCGGTCTCCCGCTGCACGTCGCGGACGGTCGTAGCTACCAGCCCGTGCACGGCATCCAGGTCGTCGCCGGACAGGCCGAGCACGACACACGTTTCGCGGTCGTTGCTGTCGCCGGGGTTGAACACCGACACCGCGAAACCCTCGGCGGCAAGCGGCAGGTCGTAGTCGGGGCGGAGGGCATCCTCCACCGTCGACCGCAACGCTTCGATGATCGCGTGTTGGGTGTCGGCCGGGATGTCCGCCGCGGTACCCAAGTACATGAGGGTGACGTGAAGCTCTTCGGCCGGCTCACCACCCGCCACCGCAAGACGCTCAGCATCCGCAGCAGAAGGGACAAGGGCGACCATTGCACCCGTCTGCTCGGACACCTCCTCGGCCGCGGGCGTGACGGTCGAGATTGGACCTTCCACCACGAGCACACCCGCGTCGGCGAGTAGCTTGCGCGACGCCTTCGCCCGTTCCATCAACAGCACAGGAGTCATGGCCCCGCCGCCGGATTCCACGTCGCCTTCACCGTTCCACGGCAGCGGTCACGGCCAAGACAGCCGCGGTAGATACCGCCGCCGTAGTCGACCCACGCGGCGATCCACGACTCGTATTCGGTGCCGTCGACCTGATGACAGGGCCAGCAGTTGTGCACAAGCACGCCTTCGGCGAAGAAAGTTGAATCGCCGGGCACTGTGAAGTCAAACACTTCACCCGAATAGTGCTCATGCTCGACGGCCGAAACTGTTGCTACAACTACGCTTAGACCATTGACATCATGTGTTCCACCTGCGGCACCAGAGTCAAGAAGGGGCCCCTCTGCCAGGGCTGCTCCATCCGCGCTGCCTGGTACCGAAGAAACCCTGACTACACGCCGCCCACTTGCAAGATGTGCGGGATCGTCATGACGAAGTCCAACCGAGCCAGCGCTGTCTACTGCTCGATCAAGTGCAAGTTCGCCGACCCCGAGATGCGCGCCAAGCTGGGGGCCGCACCGAGTGGGCCCATCAAGGTCTGCCCGAATTGCGGCACCAGTTTCCAGGTATCCCGGTCCACCGCCAGTCGGTACAACTACTGCTCTCGCGCGTGCAGCATGGACGCTCGTGGATGCGAGGCAATCTGCCAACGATGTGGCGGAGTGTTCCGCCACCCCAAACGCCAAAAGCGGCTGCACTGTAGCGAGGTCTGCCGACGACCGCCAGTCATCGCCAACTGCGTTCACTGTGATGTCGAGATGCGGGTCAGCCCATCCCACGAGCACCGCTCCCGCTATTGCTCGCTGCGGTGCTACAGAGCCAGCGACGGGGAGACGAGTATCGAGCGGATCGTCCGTGAATGCCTGGAGCACCTTCGATTCGCCCACCGAGGACAGGTCCAAATCGGACCGTGGACCGTCGACTTTCTGATCGGCGACCGCCTCATAGTCGAGGCGGATGGCACCTACTGGCACACACTGCGACCCGACGTCGACAAGCGGAAGACCGCCGACCTTGTCAGCCGTGGCTACACCGTCTGGCGACTGCCCGAGGTCGAAATCAAGGGAGCTGACTTCGCGTCGAATTTGGAGCGTCGACTGGTCGACCACGAGGTCGCCTACGGCCAGATCCCCCGCGTCACACCAGAAGAAGCCGCCATCCTTAAAGACCAGCACCGGGTGATCCCACGTCAGGCGAAGCGATCGTCCGTCGGTCAACATCACCCGGGTCAGTTGCTCATCGACTTCGGAAACAATGATGTGTGACGGCCTGACCCATCGGCCGGCGTGTGTCAGGAGCTCGTCGTCGAGGGTTACGTCCTTCGCGTAGATGCGCCCGTTGCGTGTGGTCACTGCGACTTCGGGCGCGAGACACGTGTTCTTGTCGTTCACCTCGCTGGCGCTGTAGATCACCTGCGGCACGTAGTCGTCGTCCGTTGGCGCATCGGGCCGGTTCGGGTCGCCCGGGTCCCCACCCAACGACGTCTCCAACGCATGCCCCGTCGCCAACCTCGCAACGTTTTGCGCCTCGGACAGCGCCCCACCCAACTGCCCCGATAGCGCACGATCGGACAGCCCATCCAGGGCTTTGTCGACCGCGGCAATGACCTCCGCAGCCGCGACGCCGGGCCGGTACGCGCGGACAGCCTCACGAGCCGCCGCAGCCGCAAGACCGGCAGCCAGCACACCAGCAGTAGCCGCAGCAGAATCGGACAGGCCACCCGCCAACGTAGGCACGGCAAGCCCGGCCACCGGGGCGCCCTGCGCCGCCAACTCGTCGGCCATCCGCATCGACTGCAACCCGGCGAACTCATTCAACGACGCCAGCAACAGTTCGGCCCCGGCCGAAGAATCCACGGACAGCTGCGCCAGCCCGGCCACATTCGCGGCCGACACACGCTCACGCACCTGCGCGCGGATCTGCTCCCGCTGCCCAGGTGTCACCGACGCCTGCCACTGGGCCAACAGGCCGGCCAACGCCTGCTCCCAGTCGGCCTGCACCCGCGCCAACGCCGGGTCGTCCACCGGCGCCTGGTTCGTCAAACGCGCCAGCGCCGAGGCCATCACCTGGTCTGTGGCAGGCTTACCCGCAGTGGGCTTCTGGCCAGGCACGGCCCCATTCGGCATCACGGGTGCGGGCGCAGGGGCGGGCTGTTCGAACGGGATATCCGGCAGGTCAAACGCGGCCAGCGTTTCCTTCGCCTTAAAGCCGAGCGGCACCAGCGCTGCGACAGCCTGCACCTTCGAGGTGCGGGCAGCGTTTTCCGCCTCGTCATCGGCGGGCACCGGGTTCTCGTAGTCGAACTCGAGCCCCACCGCCGTGCTACCGAACAGGGGAAGGAAGTCGTTGTTGAGCATCTGCTTCCACCGCTCCAGGCGGGGAACGATCAGATGCTTGCTGTACATGGCCTCTGACGCGTTCGCCGAGGCGCGGTTGACGTCGTCGACCTGCCCGAGCATGAACTTCGGGAAGCCGAACGACTCCCTGATGGCTGCGGAGGTGACGCCGCGGAGCTCGACGAACTGCATGTCCCGCATCGAATATTTGCGGTCGATCCACTTGCCGTGCTCGAGCAGCGCAACCCGGTGCGCGTTGGCCACACCGCGGTGCTGCTCATTCCAGCGTTCCCGCAGCTGCAAGAATTCGTCATCGGATAGGGACTTGGGGACCTCGATGATCCCGCCCGGCTCCGCGCTGTTGATGAAAAAGTTGCGATTCCACTCCGCCGCATACCGTGACGCGTCGACATCGGTGAGGATCGGCCGCAACGGCCCCAGTCCGCGGTAGTACGAGTTCGGGTCCGGCCGGCGCTGAAACAGCACATCCGAACGCTCCAAGGGAACGGGCTCGCCGTCGGGTGAGCGGTAGATGTAGCCGGCCAGGAACTTTTCGGCCGACGGTACCGGTTCCATCCGGTCGGGGCGGATCGGCCACAGCTCGAGCGGGATCTGCTTGGCCCGCGGGTTGCGGGAGATGACCTGCCATGTTTCGCCGATGAGTTCCTGGTGTTGCTGGCCGCATTCAACAAGTTCTTGCCTTGTAAAGAAGTCGTTAGGTTTGTTCCAGATGTCCAGGGCGAGGTGGGAGGTGACCTCGGTGCGGTCTTCCTTCTTCCCGCTCTTGGCCTTCCGCCACAGATGCCATTCGACCAGCGACGTCGCCGTAGCAAGCTTGTCCACGATGCCGAAGACCGTGCCGACCGTCTCCATCGCGGACAGCTGCTGGGTGGTTCCCGAGCTGCGCAGCATCGCACCGAACAGGCCGCCCTGCGAACGGCCCACCATCGGCACAGGAGTCTTGACTGCCGGCGTGGCGGCGTTCAACACTGCACCGAACAGGCTCATCGGGCAGCCTTGGGCGCCGAGAAGTACCAGTCAAGGGCCAGGCATGAGAACGCGGCCGCACCCAGCCCGGCGGGGCGGGAGTAGTCGAACCCGGCAACGGTGAACAGGGCAAGTCCGGCCATGGTGAGGATGCCGCTGCGGATACTCGCTGCGCGGCTACCGAGCTGGGTTCCGAGCTTGCCGAACAGGCTGCGGTTCAACTGGCCGTCCATCCTCGCTTTGTCGCGATGATGGACGGTGATCGTCTGTCAAACCAGGTTGACAGACGATTCTGCTACGGCAGGTAGAGGACGGCTACGGAATGTAGGAGACTACAGCCAGCGGACGTTCGGGCGCACCCCAACCCAATAGGCCAAAAGCAGCGCATCTGCGTTGTCGGGCGACCGGCCCAGCCGCTTGCGGAGCTCGTCCTTCTTCTCCACCTGAATCTTGCCCCGGTCGTTGACAAACCACTGCGCCTCAAGCAGCTGGGCGACCGTCGCATCGGCGTTGTCCATCTTCGACAGATCCCAACCACCGCGCTCCGACAGCACACGGCCGACCTCCCACCACAGCTGGGCGCGCAGGTTCTGAAACTTGTCCACCTCAGACGACGCCTCGGCCACGTTCACCCCGACGATCGCCGCCCCGTGCACACCTTTGCCGTACAGGTTGCGCAGCTCCCCGATCACCCCGAACCCGACACCGATCGAGTCGATTTTCACCGCCGTCGCACCCGACTCCAGGATCGCCTTGAGCACGAGCGGCGCCAACAGCTCCGGCCGGTCCGTGTGCGCACGCCACTCCCGGCCAGCCATACGCCCGCGGCGCTCGCGTATGACCGTCTCATCGCCGCCGCCGCCGACATCCACACCCAGTTCCACGGGCGTGAGGTCCTCGAGGGTGTACTTCACCTCCGGATCCAGCCTGCATTTGGCGATGTCCGAGGTGCGCACGATCTGATGCTCGGAATCCTCCGAGAACTGGCCCAACACCTTCGACTGATACAGCGGGTTGTCCTCGCCCCACTCCCGCCGCTTCTCCTCCACCCACTCCTTGCCCACCAAGGCCAGCGACACCTGCTCAGGCACCGCTTCACCGGTCAGGTTGGGGGAGTCGAACGCCGAGATGCCGATGGTGTTCCAGCCCGACCCGGGCGTGCACACCTTGCGGAAGTAGGAGGCCGGGTTGTCGGGGTTCCCGATCGCGAACAGGCGGCAGTCGGAGTTGGTGGTCAGCGCATCGGCCGCGATCCACAGCCCTTCGGGGATGCCCCCGGCCTCGTCGATGATGACCAGCACGTAGCGGGCGTGGATGCCCTGAAAGGCGGCCTCGTCGTGGTCGGCCGGCTTACGCCCGAACGCCACCAGCTCGTCGTCGATGTGCCACTCGGTCTGATTCAGCCGCCCCGACAGCCTGCCGCGGCGGTGGGCCTTGCGGATGTACCGCCAAAGGATCGCCTTGACTTGGGCTCCCGTCGGAGCGGTCGTAACGCAGAAAGCGGTGCCTGGCGGGTGCACATCGAGCCACCACGCGGCCACCAACGAGGCGACATGCGACTTGCCCACCCCGTGGGCCGAGCGGACCGCGGTGCGGCGGTTGTCCAGAATCGACTGCATGATCTCGGCCTGCTTGGACCACACCATCCAACGCAGACGGTCCGACACCCAGCTCACCGGGTCGGCGCCGTACTTGTCGGCCATCCGCCTCGACGTCTGATGCTCGTGGTGGGTCTTGAGCTGGTCGCGGATCTGCCGCAACGCGCGGACGTCACCGGCACGTACCAGCTCGTTGACCTTCGCCTGGATCGAGGCGACCGCGGTCTGGTCCATCGGCATCAGCCCAAAACACGTACCTGATAGCAGTGATTATCGGGTACGCATAACGTTGCGCCCCAAATGATCACAGCGTTCACTCTGGGCCACCCGCAGCCGACAAGAACTCCCCGATCTCCCGGCCCAAATTCTCCGCATCAACGGACACTCGCTGCGGTGCGTCCAGGCCTAGCAGCCGGGCGCGACGTTCGGCCACCTTCTGCTTCGACTCCTCGATCTGACGCAACCGGTCGGCTGCCTGCAACACGAACCCGTCATCCTCCAACGGCTCATCGTCGAGGCAGATCAGCCTGCCCGAGGAGACCGTGTAATGCCGGTTCTCCAGCGTGCTCATGACCATCGCACGCATGCCGTCATAGCGCAGCAATTGCTCGTCGAGTCGCTCAAGCTCGATCTTCTTCGCTTCCTCGCCGGCGTCCTGGATGACCTCTTTGAGCGCCCGCTGGACAGCGTCATGGGCGCCAGAAAGGGTGAGTCCCATTTCCTCGGCGATCGCTCTGTAGCCCCAACCCTGAGTGCGGAGTGCTGCGGCTCGCGCATCGCGTTCCGCTTCGGGTAGGCCGCGAGCGAACTTGCCTGCTGCTCGGGTTCCGGCGCCACGGTTGCTGGTTCGACCGCCTTGCCGTTCGACCGGTGTCTCGCTGGTCATGTTTTCCCGCCGGGGTGTGTGTTACTGATTGGCGGCTCAGTTTCGCGTATTAGGCTGAGTCTATATCCGAGGGCTTGGCACCATGCTGCCAAATGGCTGGCGTCGGGTGTTCTGGTGCCTGTTTCCCAGTGGCCGATGGTTGCGGGTGAGAGTTGGAGTTGGGTGGCTATGTCTGTTTGGGTGCGCCGGTCGTGGTGTCGTTTGGTGGTGAGGATTCGGGCGATGTCTTTCCAGTTGGTGGCCGCGGGTTGGGTCATGGTGTCCACCATCCGAGCGCCTGGGTGAGTCGGGTCCACCATGGCTTCTGCCCTTTCGGTGCGGTTCTCGGTTCGACGATGAGTTGCATTGGGCGGACCTGTGAATCTTTGGCGTACGCGGCTTGGAAGCGTCGTTTGAGGTCTTCGTATTCGGCTTCGCTGAGTGGTTCGGGGGTTGTGATCGTGATTAGGCCGACGGGTTGGCCGCAGGTGGGGCATGGGTTTGGTGTGGGCACCATTTCGGT